GACACTCCGCGCAAGTCCTCCACCTCGATTACGCCGACGAAGGCGTGGGCGACGATACGCGAAATACCGGGGTCGGCTGTCCTTGCGAACTCCGCGTATACGGGGCTACCCGCCGGGATGGACGCCGCGATAGAGCCGGGCATTTGCGACTTAGCGGATGCTTCCGCGTAGCCGATAGCGCCCATTCCCATCATGCAGCCGGCCGAGTCGGCCCCGGCGTTCGCGGTTACGACCGAATCGGACGTCCAAACGTCGACGCCGAGGTAGCTACCCTTGAAGCCCGGACCACGCAGCGAAAGCTGCTCGGCGGTCGCCGGCATAAAGGAAACGCTACCGCCCTCGCTACGGAGCGAAGCCTGTAGGTCGGTATACTGGGTTGGAAAAAGAATCGACGAATAGGGCCCAGGGACCACATTTTGTTCGAGATTGAACATGGCGTCGAACCAGTCGTCGACGGTCAAATCCACCGTGGTGGTCCCGCTAATCGTCGCGAAGTTATCGATAAGGCCGCAAAGCATATCGGTAACGCGAAGGATATAGGCGTCGGCGCATGCCGCGGCGAGCCGGGCGAAGTCGACGGCCCCGCCGGTAATCATAAACTTATCGCTAAGGCCGTACGAAATAATTTGCTGGGCCACCGTGCATGTAACGTTTCCGTTACCCAGGGCTGTATTATCGGTGGCGGTGGTTTCGTCGGCGTTCGCCGCGGTCATGGGGTCGTCGTACGAAACCGTACCCGTTTCGAGGGTATCGGAACCGGACCCGCCGAGGTCGCCGAGTTTAAGAAACAGCGAGCGAATATCGGTCTTATCGACGAGATTTTCCCAGAGGAGGGTATTAAAAACTTCGGCGGCGGCGAGGTTCGCGCCAGAGCCAGTATAGGTAACTTCGTTGGCCATTAGGGGTAGTCCTAACTATAAGCGCGGTCGCGCCGTTAGTGGTTTTAGGTAGCAGCCCTTATCGCCCGTAACTACCCGGCGGCGGCTCGGCTGTCGGCGTCGACTCCCTTTACGCCCGATTAAGCCCGGCGGCGGCGCGGAGTAGAAACCATAGCGAGGCTAGCATATAAAACGCGGGCCCTGTCAATATCTAGGTGGCCCAAGGGTTAGAAATGTCCGCCAGAATCCGTTCCTTATTCGCCCTAAAGTCGTCTATAGACATTCCCGAGATAGACCCCGGTACGTATCCCTGCGACGGCGCGGGCGTCGGCTGCGCTCCGTTGTTCGCCTGCGGCTGCGGTCGCTGCGGCGTCGGCTCCTGGGTCGCCTCGGCCTCCGTCGCTGTCGCCTCGGCCGGCGGGCGGAAGTCGGCCAGTAGTTCGTCCTTACTTGCGGTCCACCATTCGTCCCAGGGCTTCGCCTTATCGCCCTCGGCCCGCCTATGCTGTTCGTGCTGAAACAGCATAAAATCCCGAACCGACGACTTAGCGACGCCGGCCTCTAGCATGGAAACCTGCGCCCCGTTCGTATAGTTCGCGGTAGCTAGGCTAGCCCTCGTCTCCTCTAGCTCGGTACGAATGTCGGCGATACCTTCGACCTGCGCCGCGAATTGGTCTCGCTCCTTAGTCGCCGCCTTTAGGGTCGACTGTAATTCCGTTACCTGCTCGGTAAGCGTCTTACGCCCCTCCTCCGCCGCCTTACGCCGCTCGACCTCTTTCTGGAATCGCTCCTCGGGAATCATGCCTTCGCCACTCATTGTCCGTTACCTCCTGTAGTAGTACCTGTCGTCGCAGGGAATAGGGCTCGCTCCTGTCTAACTCTTTCTAGCCAAGCGATAGCCTCGTCGCGATTCCAGCCGGGGTTTTCGGCGATAACGACGTCGACGATAGAGCGCGTACCGAGGGCTATACCCGCCTGCGCCTCGTCGATTCTAATTCGTCGCTCCTCGCTCGTTAGCGAGACCTGTTTATAGCGCAGGTTCCACCCGGACTCGGGGTAGGACTCGCCGTCGTTCGCGTTACATAGGGCCGCGGCTAGCGCGAGGACTCGGCGGTCGCCCGCTTCGAACTGCGGCATTAGCGCCCGCTGTCGCTCCCTAATGGCTTCGCGTTTAAGCGAGATAGCGTAGCCGCTTTGGGCTGCTCCGCTCGTCTGTATGTCCGACGGGCTAATCCCTGCCGAGATAAGCGACCGCTGTTCGTATGCGTCGATAGCTAACTGTAGGCTCGACGGGTCGGAGCCTGCGGACCATTGTAGGGCCTGTACCGGGCCCGCGCCCTCGCTGTCTATCATAAGCATGGTCGTAGGGTCGGCGGCGACCTCGCGACGCGACGAGCGGTTCGTACCCTTCGTCGCCGTCCCGCGAATCGTCCCGTTAGCTAGCCCGCGGATGGGGTGCGAGGCGTCGCGTACGCAGTAATTCCAGAAAGTCCATAGCGTCGAGACGGTTAGCGTAGCCTCGACGGTTTCCTTTCCTGTCCATGCGTCCCATAGTTTCTCGCCTCCTCCTTCGGCGTGATAGAGGACGTACGGGAGGGCGGGCGACCCGTCGACGACGTAGGGATAGTCGGCCCCGTCGAACGTCGCGCCGAGTACCTGTTCGGTTAGGTCGGTCGCCTTACTCGGGTCGTTTCCCGACGGAAGGAGGACCTTATAGGACGGCTCGTCGCGGATGCTTAGTACGTCCCATGTCCACCGGGCCTCTTTCTTACCGCCTATCTCTAGCGTTCGGATACGGGCCTCGACGATAACCTCGGGGTCGTTCGGTCGGTCGGGCGACGACGACGCCCAGACTAGGTCCGACGGGACGACGCGAAACTGTAGGCCGTCGTTAGCGTACCCGACGCGGACGAGGCTTTCGCGCATGCCGACGACCTGTCGGTTATTCCTACCGAGGACCGGCCATAGCTCCGCGGCTCGTAGCTTCGACTCGAACTCGGCGACCTTCGCCTCGTCGGCGTCGGCGTGTTCGATGGTCGGCGGCTGTCCGTATAGCTGCGCTAATTGGTCGACGATAGAGCGGAACAGGTTTCTAGTTTGGTCCCGATAGCCGAGGCGTTCGCTAGTACCGGGGTCGAAGAATTGCGCGATACGCTCGTCGAGGTCCTGTCGCCACCAGCCCTCTAGAATACGTCGCCTAAGCCGCGAATGTTCGCGCCTCGACTCGTCGTCGCCGTCGGGTAGCGGCGGTCGCTGTTCCTGTACTCTAGGGTCGGATAGGTTTCGCATATTCGGCTACCTTACTCGTAGTGTCTGTACGCCGCCAGAGCGGGTATCGAGAAACGACCGGCCGATATACCGGGCGGCGTCTAGGGCGTGGGATAGGTCGCGGTTATTCTGGTCGCCTCCGGGGCCGCGCCAATGTCTAAAACTATCGACGAGCGAGACGCAGCGAGGGTTAACGATTAGGTCGCCTTTGACCATAGCGGCATGCAATAGCCGCGAAGTATAGACGACGCTACCGGGGCCCTTTCGGGCCGGCCTGATACGGAATGGCGGCGAGTGTTCGGGTAGCCCCGACAGCCGCGCTATAGCCTCCGTTAGTAGGCTGTTTATTGCATGGCCGGCGGACGACTTACCGGCGCTATTCGTATCGCCGCGGGCCTCGTCGACGGCCTCAGGTCGGAGCCCGGCGCGGTCGAGCATAGTAAGAATACCGAGGGCGTCGGCCTCTATCCCGGTCTTACCCTGCGAGACGTACTCGTCGAGAAACCATACTCGCGGATTCTTAGGGTCGTCGGTAAACGCGCACAATAACGCGACCTCTCTACCGACGTCCTCGCCATGGTCTATCCCGAGGCCGATACGCAGCTCGCGGTCGGGCAGGTCCTCCGAAATCATGGCGTCGTCGAAGGCGGCGAAGTATCTATCGGGCGTTACGCCGTCCCAGTCGCCGTAGATTACTTGCGGTCGCTGCGAGGGTAGACATACCGCGATAGCTTCGTCGACCTGCTCCTGACTCATCCAGGGACAGGACTCGGTCGATAGCGAATAGTGCGTCTCGCTTATTACCCCGTCGTCGACGACGTCGCGTAACCAGTCCACCGGGCGACCGATAGGCGTTAGCGTCATATACAGACAGCCGCCCGTTTGCACTAACCGCGA